GATATCTCCATCTTCTATAGTATCATGAAGTAAAGCTACCAATCGATCTTCTTGACAAGTACATCTTCTTTCAACTCTAACAGGGTGATTAATATAAGGCATTCCTGCTTTATCAACTTGGCCTTTATGCACATTTATAGCTATTTGCATAGCCTTTTCTCTAAGTTTATCGAAACCTATCATACTCTTCTTTACTTATTTCATTGCTATTCATCTTAGACTCAAAAATATCTTTTTCTGTTGAATCTACCTCTATTTCTTTACGTCCCCTTCGTTTGATAAAACAACGTGTAGACTTGCCAATGACCTCTATTCTTAATACAATATCTTCGTAGTCATCTTTTAGGTAAACTGTATTCGCTTTGAGTCTATTACATAGGTTTACTAAATTCATAGTGATTTAATTTTACATTGTAAAGTTATCCTTTTTTTGTAAGATAACCAAAAGTTTTATCTAAAATGTGCATAGTACGACTGGGAAAGTTTTGTTAATTCTTCAATTTTGGCTCTATCTTTTACTTCATCCAAAATCCTTATTTCTTCGTAATACTTATGTCCTAACCCTCCTTGCATTCTTGTTTCCTTTGCTATCTGTTCCCAAACTCGATCACTCAATATCTTACGAGCATTTACTTCAGTTTCCTTAGCATATATCATTTTAGGAGTATTAACTTGTACTTCAGCCTGAATACCATTGGGCATTTTTAAATTGATAATATTACCACTATACCCACAAAATTTTTCAGGAGTCTGCTGTTTATATCTACTAAAAGTATCAAGACGTTGTAAATCACTAACTACTTTATCAATATTATTACTACTAACTATAATCGTATTTCTCACACTATCTTTTATATCTGAAACAAGCATGCCTTTTTCAGAATTTAATTTTCTGTACATAGAAGAAAAACCTTTGTAGTTGATAGGAGTAACAACACCATTATATTTCTTTGCAATTGCCTCCGCTTTTTCTTGTATCGAACCTCCAACAGCTCTTGCTTTAGCCATCAGTAATGCACATTCTTTAATATTTTCATTATCTCTTAACCAGTATGGTAAAGTGCCTTTTTTATTAGCTTTTTCTATTCTCTCTAAATTATCTATATTATCTATCCATTTACCAAATCCACTTGGTAAAGTTGATATTTTTTCAGAACTATCTTCTCTATTATCTGACCAATATTCTTCCTCACTCATTACGATTGGAACTGTAAAGCAAAGGCAATTCGGGTGCCAGCCAGAAAAGCTAAAGTCTTTAGGATAATCTCCCATCAACTCATCGCAAATATCATATCTTGGGTGAGAATCTGACAACTTAATTTTATACCCAAGAATAAAATCAAATTTTTGCCAACGCAATTGTTCTGCGGTCCTATAAGCCATGCTTATCTCATTTCTTGCTAACCTAATAGAGTTATACTCGCAATCGTGACAACGTGTAGCCTTTGCATACCTCTCTTGATAGTCAGCTTGTAAAGACGGCCAATCTTTCAAATATCTACTAATTCTCTTCGATAGAGTTGTGGCACTCATTCCTTTTTCTATTGCAGTAGAAATTGTAGCCTCTAAAGATTCTTTGTATATATCGGCTTGTTTCCATAGCTTGGTAGAAAGATTAAGCCCTTTATCTTTACGGGCTTGAAAAGCCTTTAATTGGTCACTATTACTATCAAAATAATGCTTGAAACGTTCTCCTGAAACTTGCGCCCGATAATACTTCAAAGCTTTGTTTGCAACAAGATCTTGAAAGATATTACTATTTTTCCATTCTACACTTGTACCTGAATAAATAAGAGTTTGCATTTCACCTACAAATTGTCTTTGTAGTAAGAGTAAATCTCGTTTTACTTCTGGGAAGTCAGCAAAGAAAAATTCAGTAGAGCCGTCATAGCCAACAGACTCAACGAGAGATGCTACTTTCTCGTTAAGCCTGTCATAAATATTTCTTACTTGCAACATATAGCCAGCAAGTCGTCTACTAAGGCCTTTATAAGCCTTTTTGTTATTTGGCAATCTTGGTCTACCCATTTCTTAACCTAAATTTATCACATGCTCTTTGGGTTAAAATAACACAGAACTTTTTATTCGTATAATGAGGGCATCTTCCGAGAGTTGGTTCACCCTTTACGCTAAGAGTTTCAAACTTCATTTCAACCTCACAAAAGACACACTCACAGCATTTGTTTTTTATCTGCGCACAATTAATCTTCTTTGCGGACATACACTTTTAATCGTGACTCTACAATCTTATTCCCACACTTTGTATAAACATGATCAGAAATGAGCTTATTCTTCTCTATTGCTTCAAAGATATGACTTCGATTATTGCCCTTCTGAATACGCTCCATGTCCACTATTGCCTTTCTATAAGAGGTCTTTCCCTTACAAGATTTTCTATATTGACGAATATTCTTTTTTGTAATAGCAACTGCAATTGCTATTTCCTTTGCTTCATAATTAGGCTTAGCTTCGTATGACGGATAAACTTTCTGTGCTAACCATACAAGTGTACTTGCAATTCTTTTTCTCATAACTTTATTTGTGAACCAATATTATAATTAAAATCCTTTTCTATTCCGAACTCATTGCTCTTAACACATCGAGAAAAACTAATAGATTTTATCTCAATATGAGTAGCCTCTTCAAACTCTTTCATTGCAGAGGCTATCTTTTGTTCCATTTCATTTTTCTTCTCTCGTAACTCTTCTATTGTCATAATACTTGATTTTCTAAATTAAATGCAGTAGCGCTATTAGATGCTTCTATTGCACTCTCTTTCTGTATTTGCTCTAACGTTGCTTTTGCATCAGAGCTTTCTCCGTATTTCTGAATTGATTCCAATTGACTCTCGATAGGCTTATTACCATTAGCTTTCATACGCTTGTTTATTTCTGCTAATTCGTCATTTTGAATATAAGGAGTAATAACATGTTCTACAACAATATTATCAATTTCACTCTCCCACTTCTTATTCATGATCTTTAAGAAAGCCTTAATAACATTGCACTCTCTTTCAAGGAACTCAAGCCATAACCCTGACTCGTCACCTACTCGAAGATGTGCGTCAGTCAAAAGGGTCTGACGAGCATCATAGCCAATATTACCAAGACCTTTCATGTTATCAAAAGAGAGGTCTGGAAGCTGAGCTTGCGACCAGTATAATTTCTCCATTGTTTCAACATGATATTTTAAAGCTTCGATAGACTGAGACCAAGAGACATAGGAAACGTCTCCACCCGACTCGCAACGGACAACTCTATAAGATTCACCTTTTTCTTCTTGTCCTTTTATACCACCAACTATCTTTAATAATGGTGCTGAATTGTAAGCTATGACATTTGAATTTCGAGATAGCGAATATTCAATTTCTGTTCTAATTGGAGATAGACCTGCGTAAATAGGCTGTGGCTTCCATGCATAAACACCTGGAATTTTCATCAAGACAATATCTTCACCACTTGCAATCTCACCATCATCTGTAGCTTGTGTAAGAACAGCTTCCCATTTGCCGTTACCTTTTCCCTTTTTCCAAATGTAATGCTTGCTTTCTGTGTAGGTTTCAAAGAAAACGACCTCTTCATCTTTTATTTTCTTCGTGTACTCAAAAGACATTGCAAGCATATCGTCCATTTCGCTAAGCAACGGATAAAGCGCAACACCATCCATAGGAGAGAATGTCTTACATTTTAGCTTATATTCACTCTCAAAACCATAAAGGCTATTCTGCTTTTTCACAGCATACCATACAGTAAAAATCTCACAAGAAGCATATAAAGACGTCGCACGTCTAAGATTTTCACTATCAATACGAACATTCCTATATATAGACTCAATTGCCTTTGTAATTTGAAGTCTTGTTTCGTTGTCATCTACATTAGAATAGACACGTTTTACAGGGATAGCGAAAGTAAACTCAGACATTCGCTTCACATGTAATTTCTCCATTCCAACAATGATACGAGCAGATTTATCCACTTGCCCATCAGTTCTAATCTTATCTTTTAAAGTTGTAGTATCAGATAAAATAGAATGCAAAGTAGGCTCGTAATCTGTCTTTAAGTCATTCCAACTCGGAACTGAAACAGACTTCTCTTTTAATAAGGAAATTGTTTTTGAAATATCATTGCTATTAAAATCTATAGTACTAAAATCTATCATGACAACTATCTTTAAATTACTCTCACAAAGATAGTTAAAACTATTTGAATAACAAATAAATATAGATTTTTTATTAAAACAAAAATGCGCTTATCTTCACAGACCAGCGCAAGAAAAAAATATAACAATTAAATTATAAATATTTGTCAGATAATAACTGACGAGCTTTTTCAATTTCTTTATTAGTGTCTATGCCTATAGACTGATAAAATTTATCACGCCCAACCAAAGACTCATAAGCAATCTCTATACTTCTTTTTTCATCCTTAGTAAAGCCTATGCGGAATGTTTTCACAATAGCAAGGGCTTTTTGAAAAGCCCCCTCCGCTAAAAGAGATTTTACTTTATCAACCTTTGTTCTGTACAAACTCATGACGAAATTGTTTTAAAATTTCTTTTTTTGTGTGATTTTCCAGCCAATAGTTGGCATTATCGGTTGCCCCATCAACTGGCCTTAACCTTAAACCACAGACCCCAATATAAACACATAGAGTTCTTATTCTCATTCTCTGAGCTTCTTCCAACGTTGGTCTTTTTCTTTCGACCATTTTTTGGCCGTATTCATCTTTGTAAATACGAATAAACCTGTTTTTTAGGACTTCTTTTTCTGTAATTGGTTTCATTTCCACGCTGCCATTACTTTATTTTCAATCCATTTTAGAAGCTCGTCTGTAGATTTTGTAATCTTATTTGGAACTTTTACCTTTCTATTTTTCTTGCCAATTACTCGACAGTAATCTTTGAAAAATATAATCTCTACCGTTTCTTTTCTTGCAAGCTTTTCTAATTCTGAAAACTTAAAAGAAGGAATGTTTGTAGCGATATTTGCCACATCTGAATTGAGATAAATTGTTATTTGCTTCATTGCTCTTTTACCTTTAAATAAATTCGTACATTGGCTTAAGACCGTTTACTACACGCTTTGCATCCGCAATACTGACAAACTCTTTCTCAAAATCATTGTCAATGATTACAGACTCTTGCCCAAAACCATCAACTAACTTTGTAAGAATATGATTCTTGTAAGTAAACTCTTGAACTTTTTCTAACTTTTTCATTGCTCTTATAATTTAAATTGTTATTAATTAATTTTGATATTGCAAAGATAGCAAATAAAAATGATATATACAAACGTAACTGACTGAAAATCAATAAGTTAAACTTTTATTAACTTGGAAATGTCTTAGTAATAAAAAAGTGTGTCTATCCATCACGGGCAAACACACTTAGAGCAATGAAATACTCAGAAAGACTGAGATTTCAATGCAAAGTTACAAAACATTTTGCAATATCCAAGAATCATCAGAATAATCTTTTGCGTTAGGATAAAAAGTTGAGGCTAAAGCGTCCGCTATATCTGGACTTCGTTTTAACCTTGATTTAATGTCTTCTTTTGCTTCTATAATAATCTTACCGCTACTTTGGAAAGACCAATGAACCTCTGTAAGTTCTGCGACTAATTCATCACATGGAGGCAAAGCTGGATTAAAACCATTCTTCGGATTGAGCCAATCTCTCACTGCCCAATAACAATATGCACGCATATTCGCAAACTCATATTGACCTGTTATGTCGTGTAATCCTTTTGTACCCTCAGAGAATTTGCACGAATAAGCATTTTTATAGCCTAATTCCTCAAGACGAGAAAATACTCCTGCACCCTCTCCAATAGTATCAATAAAAGCTTTTGCTTTTGCATTGCTTAGCCAGTGTGTAGCCTCACCTGCTACTTTCATGTGATCAGCCTTACCTCCAGATTGATGTATCTTTATTTCGGGTACATAATTCCCATAACGAGGCACAAAGCAACTACTATCTCGACCCATACCTGCTACGTCTACACCTACAAGTGGATGCTTCTTTGATACAAACTTTTCCTCTTGTAATTTCCTCCAACGTTCAATGGCTAACTCACACCACTCGAGCGGTATTAGCATATCTTCAGAAGTCTTAGGGAACAATCCTAACACCTTTACACGAAACAAGTCGTTAGGTCGATAATACAACCCATCAAATTCAAAATCTCCTTGTCCCTCGTCAAAGTCTTCTTTTTGAATTAAAGTACACCAGTTCTCTACTTTGTCTTTCACCCATTCATAATCGACTTGACCCGGTATAACGTTTCTCTTTTTAACAACATTCTCAGCATTTAAAGAGTTAAGCCTAAACTTTTTAAAGCGAGAAGACTTCATTGCTTTTGCCGCATAGCCAGTAGTAACATTAGGGTTAAAAACTAATAGCAGTCGAGAATTTCCCTGCAAGTTACCCTCAATAGCATTAAATGTAGTTTCACTGATACCTGACGCCTCAGTAACTGCAAACATTGTATTTACAGCGTGAAATCCTGACCACGATTCGGTATCGTCATCTGATGCTTTAAACCCTGTTAAAAACCATTCTGCATTGTTTGTTCTTATTCCATCGGACAATAAACGTCCCTCCAAGATTTTCGCATTCCTAAACAAGCGACTTATTTCAGGAATCATAATATTAGTAACTTGTCGCCCAGTTGGAGCAGTCATAGCTATTTTTGTATTCTTAATTAGCTCTTTATTCTTATTCCAGCGTGGAGTAAGGTACATAAAACACAGGCAAGCTACAGCTGTAATATAATCTTTACCCCTCGCTGTCCCTGACGCAACAGCAACCATTTTATTATGCTGGACCGCACGCAATATAGCCTTTTGTTCATTATCTAACTTTGCATGAAGAACTTGTTTAGCAAAGAGACACCAGTCGTCCCTCCATTTTCTCAAATAATCTTTATTTTTATTCCTCATCTTCTTCATCTGGCAAAGACTGCATCAATTCCAAAAATGGATTAGAATTAACATCATGCTCAGTTCGTTCAACATACCCACGCTTCTTTCCCTTAGTCTTTAGGTAAAAAATAATCGCAGTTAAGTTATCGTCATTGATAGCACCTAATAGTTTAGATTCGACGATATCAATTGTACTCTCGTTTATTTCTTCTACCTTAGAGGCAAAATCTTCATCTTCTTTTAACCAATTGTAATAAGTTTGACGACTTATGCCTGTTTTTTGACAAGCATAAGTGATTATTCCTTTTCCGTCGTTGAGAGTCTTTAAAAAAAGTTCTTTTTTAGTTTTACTTCTATCATTCATAATTAAAATAAGTTTTGTTGCACAACACCTTCCTCTAACTCTTTTATTGTTTTCTTGTCAGGCATCGGAGCTTCTGGCAAATTAGGGTTATCCCATCCATTCTTGTCAAGGAAAAACAACCTGTCCCATGATGAATTGTCAAACCAACCACGCTCGAATGGGTTAAGGGCGGCCTGCTCTGTTACAATAAAATCCACCTTTGTCTTTCCTCTCGCTTTCCCTATCCTCGTATGGCAATCATAAACATACTCGGGTATCTTATAAAGAATATTATCGTATTTCGACAGGGAGACCTCGTCTTTAATAACGCTGCATCTTAATGTTTCACTTCCACCTCGCTTAATAGCCTTCATGATAAGAACCAGTGCTTTTGCAGAAGCGAGCTCGACGATTTTAAATTTTTCAATATCTTGAAGGGAGGAGATTTCTTCTGTAAGGTCTGCACACCCAATATCAGTAGCTTTTTTCTTTAGCGTATTCCAGTAGAACTTCGGGTAACGCATAAGAAGTTCGTAAGCGGCATATCCAACGGAGTCAGCATCAAGAGCATCAAGAGCAGCGAGGAGGTAGTCTCTAACATCTAATGCAGAATGACCAAGACGTGTTAAATATGTGTTGTCTGGCGATATGGCGTCGCAATATTTACGCAAATCTTTCTTTTCATAAGAGTTCTGGTAATTACAAACAAAATAATCTGCATCCCTGTTTTTCTTCGCATTCAACAAAATGGAAACAGCATCCGATATATAGCTATCGTTCTTATCTCCATTCATATCTTGTTCACGCAATTTATAAATAACAGAAGTAACCATATCATGACAGTCCTCTGCCGATACAGTCAACAACCTCTTCCAAAGGTAGCTCCGGTAGCGATCTTTCATTTCGTTAGCGGCATAGTAAGCAAGGTCTGCATCACGTCTTCTGATTGCTTTTTGGATCATAGACGAGATTTCAAACATAACATGTCCGTGTTTTGTATAAAGAATATCCATAATATATAATTTTTAATTACTATGTAAAGTTACGAATATTTGTTTATATAAACGAACGTTTACTAATATTTAACTTACTGGTAATCAATAACTTACAAATAAAAATCTTCGATATTATAATACCTATTAACTTTGTTAACTATCCAATTAGAAGAGCAGTTGTTAGAATATGCACCAACACCTTTCAACAGTATCTTATCCCCGATATTAGCAGGACCTTTGTAATCTTTTACAATTCTGTCTATATCAAGGCATGTACTCCCAACGAGAATGCCGTCCTGCACTTCGTTACCACAATTGCCAATATGCTTATAAGCTGGTGATTTATGTACGCATGAGCTTCCTACATCTTGCATCTTTGTGTCAAGCGTTATGTAGGTGTGATTGCGAATCTTCTTTACTCCTATAACAGAAGTGAGCAAGTGCATCGTATCAGCAACAAGCGAAGTACCATTTTCTGTAATAAGCATTTTGTCACAATTAGGGTATGCTTTCTTCATTTCACCAGCAACGACTTGCGCATATTCGTCGAAAGTCGGTATGTGAAAGCCAAACTGTGCTTTATATTCAGGGTACATAGGACCGCACATATTGCCACCTATATCCAAGATGTCAGCTTCGAGAATATTAGCATACTTAATAAGCCCAAGAATCCGTTTTCTGAACGATTGCAAATCTCTTCCTTCACCTACATGAAAATGAACGCACTTGATATTAACATACGGATGATTATATTTGTTTGCGATCCATTCAAAATCTTCGCTTTCAACATCAATGCCAAAGCGTGAGTCAACTCCGTTACCTATATCAAAATTAAGCCTAACGCCAATTTCTAAAGGTGCCTCATTATTGCTTACGGCAACGAATTTCTTAAATTCACAGAGATTGTCGACATTCACAATACCACCATGTTTGGCAATTTGCAGTTTGGTGACAAAATCATCAATGACACCATTATAGATGATCATGTCATCCCTTACACCACGCATCTTTGCCATCATATACTCGTCATGAGAGACAACTTCGGAAAATTCTTTTTCATACACTACCATATCAGTGTATTTTTGTACGTAATTGGTCTTATACGAATAACCTATATGAAAATTAGGGTATATCTTTTTAAACGCGTTCCGCAAGTCGCAGAGGTTTTTCTGAAACTTCTTTGCGTCTACGATATACGCAGGAGTTTTCAATTCGCTAACGTGAAACTTTGATTCTTGCTTCATTTTTCTTAAAGTCATAACTATAATATTTCCCCCACTTGTTCTTCATCGCATGAACATAATTAACGTGGTCTGAACGTTCTAAAACTTCATTTTTCCCAATTATCTCATTTTGATGATTTGCCGCAAACAAAAATTTTTCCTGTAAAACGACTCTATTCATAAGGAGTTCCTGTAATGCCATATCAATATCACCAGCAGCAGCATCGTTTGGGTCATACTTAGCCTTGAACGCATTTTTGTTTATCCATCTTACAGGACCAGGCATACCTTTAAACGCAAATTCTCTGTCATACGCAAACAAAGCACCGGTCATACAACTAAAGGCGAGACCAAGATTTAAGTCGTAGAGGAGCTGCCCTATACGCTCAATCTCAGAAGTGGTTATTTCTATTCCGCTGTCGCCTTTTAGTGGCAGATAGACGTCTTGTCTATAACAGAATGATTTAATATCATCGTCAAGAATACAAATAACATCTTCTGGGGTATTGTTTACTATCCAAAAAAATGTAGATGCGAAATCATGTGCCTCTCCTTTGGGAATAACAAGCAGATTAGCATGCCCATATTTACGATACTCGTCTGCTTCATCTTCCCTAACAACAAGAGTACTATATTCAACAAGTTTCTCAGTCATCATGACATCTGGCCGAGAGTAACTCATTATATAGATATTAAACGAAATACTCTGCTTCATAGAATTTGTTCATCTTCAAACCATAATTCGGTTCTTGCTGCTGGCATATTGGCTCTTCGAGTAATTGTTTACAGCGAATATATGGTAGATTAACACCAGCCTTTGCACAGAATGGAACAGTTGCATTGATGCGAGGGTTAATCTCCAAAAGTGTGGCTTCTTCATCTCTAATAATAAAGTCCATGCATATATTTCCATCGAGACAAAGCTCATTAGAGACTTGTTCTGCTATTCTATACGCTTTATCGTTCTTGAAAATTTCTCCACGCATAACAGCTCCAAATGCCATAGTGTAACCTATATAGCCAACTATACCGACAATCTTGCCTTTATCGGCAACAAGGCACACGCTATAATCATAGCCTTCAACATACTCTTGAAGCATAACGGTTGCAGATGTATTTTCAACCAACTTGCAAAGATGTTCAAAAGTAACATACTTCTTTGTATCATAGACACCGATACAAGACAAGTCATTAGCTTTCTCGTCGTTTACAATAGCAAAGCCCTGCCCACCGCATTTATCAGACAACTTACAACAGAACATCTTTTCTGGATAGCCAACTTCCATTGCAAATTTTTCGATTGCTGCCCTATTGGTAGCAATATCCTGTTTCGGCATAAACTGCGGAAAATGCTGTTGTAATTTAATCTTGTTATTTGCGATAGCAAGAATATCTTGATCCATAACAGAAACCTTTATCCCATACTTGGCAAACTTTTCCTTGTTAGCAGAAAGCAACTCCAACTCGGAAGTTATATACGGCAAAATTATCTTAACATCATACTCACGGCAGATACCGATAAGAGTATCAATGTATGACGGTTCTGTAATTCTTGGCACTATGCGAGTAAAATCAACATTAGTGTGAAGAAGATTGTTTGGGTTGCAGTCAACTCCTACAACCTTAACATGGGCGCCATCTTCATTATTCTTTAAGCAATCTATGATCTCCTTTGAGAACCTTGAACACCCAGTTATAAGTACATTAAAATCTTTCATATCTATTTGCTTTTAACAATACATTGCATATCATCATACCAAATGGCACGGCATTTTATTTTTCTATCACCAGACTTGCTATGTCCGACAATTACTTTCTTACCTTCGATACCAAGCTGCTTGCACAGATTGTCATAGTCCATTTCTGTCTTACAAACAATCATCACATAATCATACTTTTCGTACCGAATAGGCTCCATTGCGCTTATCTTTCTTTCATTGGCATCAGTAGTGGGCAAATCAAGCCCAAGTTTGACTGTCAAATCACTGGTCCACTCTGCAAGTTTATCCATATCCCAATCACCAGCATGAGTATTAGCTTTGATATTAATTGCTTTTAGCTCTGCTTTTGAATAGCCTACGAGCCGTTTACAGAGAACCTTTTCAGCTTCACCCCTTGTCTCTTTTATGGCTTTAACCCGTTGATGCCCAGAAATGATGTTGTTATCTTCATCTATAACAATCACACCAAAATCACCAAATTGCTCAATTGATTCTTGGAGTTCTTTGGCCTTTTTCGATGTAATTTTTCTTGGATTCCCAAGTTTATCTTGAAGTTCACCAACAAGTAACTCACAAATTTCTATATTCTTTTCCATCTATAAACTGCTCTATTATGTCGTTCATATTATAATACTTATACTCGCCAAGGCGACCTCCAAAAATCATATTAGGATATTCACGCTCAGCAAGTCTTCGATATTCTGCATATAACGCATTATTCATGCTATCACAAACAGGGTAACATGAAGGATATCCGCTATCTGTATCAGCAGGATATTCCTTAGATACGAATGTTCCACTTGCACAACAGAGAGGATCAAAATGCTTATGCTCTATAATTCTCGTGTATGGAACATCGAAGTCTGTATAATTAACAACTGCATTTCCTTGAAAGCTGTCAATGCTATCTATATACTCATGTTCAAAACGAACAGAGCGGTAGTCAAGTCTTCCTAACCGATAGCCAAACAAAGCATCTATCTCTCCTGTATAGACTATCTTGTCTGCAAGAGTGTTCAAAGATGCGATGTCATCAAGATAATCAACATTTGTCTTTATGTCAGAACTATCAAGAAGATTCTTTATGAGAGAAGTATATCCTTTTACTGGTATGCCCTGATAAATATCATTGAAATAATTATTATCATAAGTAAAACGCAAGGGTATGCGTTTAATCAATGACGGAGACAACTCAGTGCACTTCTTTCCCCATTGCTTTTCTGTGTAACCTTTGACGAACTTCTCATAGAGTTCTACGCCTATCAAGGACAGACAATGTTCTTCAAGATTTACAGGATTTGCACACGGAATTATATCTTCTTCAATCGCAGATTTAGCTTCTGCTGGAGTTGTTACTCCAAAAACCTTACTAAAAGTATTCATGTTGAAAGGCAGATTATAAATCACGCCTTTATAGTTAGCAAGCGGAGAATTTACAAAAGGTACAAAAGGGGTTATACTGTTCACAAAATCCCATACAAACTTGTTGTTGGTATGAAAAATATGTGCACCATTAACATGCACCATTATCCCATGTTTCTCTTCAGTATAACATAATCCACCAATTTGCTTACTCTTCTCAACCACAAGGCACTTTTTCCCCTTCATTGTTGCAGAGTAAGCAAACATGCTTCCATATAAACCAGCTCCAACTATAAGATAGTCATATTTCATCATTTGTAACTTTTATACAAATATACTTAAACTTATTTGATTAACAAATATTTTTCTGTAAAAAAATATGAGTTAACTATGAATTAACATATTTCACTCTCCATAGTTGATATTTCTTTGTTTCAAAAGCGTGGCAATTTTTTATCTCAGGGCAAAATCCTTTTGAGATACAACTTGGAACGCAATAGCGACTAAGTATTGGTTCTATCTTTGCGACTTCATCAATCACTTTACTCCAGATCTCTCTTGTCTCTTTTGAAGCATTATTACAAAGTCTTACTTTTGAAATGTGTATCAGTTCTTGAGCATTTAGGGATAGCATGAGATTTACGGGTTCTCCTTGCTTCATTTCGTTTCGGTTAAGTCCTGATTTTGTAATGTCTGGCCTACTCGTAGAGACGTATGGTTGCGCATGAACATGACGAACTAAATGCCCCATTACCCAGTATGGCATATCGTACATATACACTTCAAATCTCAGCTCTCTTAAAGGGCTGTGTTCTGACCTTATTATTTGCTCCTTAAATTTATCACTTGGTTCTTTATCTATTGGAGACATTCTCTGTGTGAAACGTGCCGCATTTACGACATTTTTCCACGATGATATTTTTTCTACTTTTATATCCATCTATATTTATTTTACTGCATTATTAAACTTTCTAATTATATTCATATTCTCGTTTATTAGGCTTATAATCTCATTATGATATTCAGAGTTATTATTGCAAATTCCACGAGACTGCACAAGTTTATATCGCTTTAAATCTACCTCGATAGTTTCTGCTCTTTCGCCATTTACTTTTGCAGTTAACAACAAACTATCAAGACGTTTATAATATTCACTTGCGAAAACACAATGATGCATCGCATTTCCCTCATTCATTACATCTTCGACAGTAGGTAAAACTTTTATCTCAACATTCCCATTTGAAATAACCATACCTGCAAACCTCAGACGTTCGCTTTGATATTTTTCTGATGCTCTTTTGTCTTCAAGTAATTTCTTTCTATCTTCCAATTCTCTTTGTTTTTCCTCATACTTATTACACCACTCAAGGGCTTGCTCGTGAGCTTTCTTAACACTCTCAGGGCAAATCAATTTAGGATTGCGAATATCTTTATTTGCTCTCTTTAAAAGCTCTATCATATCAAGCCATAAGTCAGCATCTTTGACAATATAATTGTGTCTAAGAATAATCCTTATAATCGAAGCTTTATCTTCTCTTGTAAGTCTACGCCCCCACCCGTAAGTTAAAGCACGCAAAAGAGAGAACTGTTTGCACTTCCAAAGCGTTTCAAACGTATTATTCGCTAATAAGCCTTTAATTACGTCTCGTGGTTGTATATTATTAAAACTATATTTTAAGCCGTTGCGACTCAAAAGAGGTAACTTAGAAGTTATTTTTGACGCTGATATAGGTAGCATAATTGTGTAATCACTATATACTGGAACTTTTTTGAATGAAAGCTCACTATTTAAAACCCAAGAGTCTACAGCTCCACTAAAACAGAAACGATTCATTGCTTCTATCTCAAAAGCCCCACGCTCATCAAACCATAATCTTACAGGTTCTATAACAGAGTATTCTTGCTTTATTTTTCTAACCTGAAAGAAACGACAAACCTGCCACTTTTTTAAGCGAAAGGAAATCACAAAGTAACGATAAATCCTTTTATTTTCATTTCGTTCTTTTTGAGTATAAGAGCGAGAAATACCCCAATCTTTCTGCTTATCCGTGATAGGAGGTATTTTTTTACTAAGCAAAGAAATCTCTTTTTGAACTTTTGTCTTTGGTCTCATTAGTCAAATAATGTTGGTCCAGCATCTTTCGTTTCAATCTTTTTCTTTGGCTTTAAAACCTCTCGTTGCTTAGAGAGTTGCTCTTGGTAGAAATCCTTACGAGCCTTTTCTTTTAACTCTTGTTTTTCCTCTTCGGAGAGTTCCACCTTATGATTTACAACCACCTCACAACTTATTTTTTCACCTACGCTCAAATTATCTTCGTCATAATAATGAACTGCCATGCCAAATATTTCGTCATCTTCAAAGCCATTACAACCGCTTTTCTGAACTTCATTTAAGATGAAAGTAATACAATCATCGATATTTTTATTTGGCTTTGCGTATGACTTTGCAAACAAGTCATCGACCTTTGCACGTTCTTCTAAATAGGCTTGTATAGTGCGTTTAAAATTTTCTGTACCTTTCATTTCTTTTAATTTTTAGAAATCTCAATTATCTGATTTATAGGTCCACACAAATAGGCTCTTAGGCTTATTTTATCTGGTGCGTAATATTCAGCCCATTGTCCGTACTGATTGACAAGGTATTTCTTCAGTACGTCAAGGAAGTCAAACCTCCAACCTCGTAGAGGTATAGCTGTGCGGAAGTAGGCATTTGAATTAACAGCTTCACATAGCCAATTCTTTTCCTCACGATTCATACACTCGCCACGATTGAGTTTCTCACGTAGGAGATATGCCTTACTATTACAAAGGCTATCCAAAGAGGGAACATCCAATTGTACAAACTTAACTGCTTTCATAAAACTTCAATTGAATAGTCCCAAAAATCTTCACTTCCTAAGATTATTTTTTCATCGCCATACATCTTAAGAACTTTACTTTTAGCTTCTTTTTCATTAGACGCTTTCACCTTAACTTTTCGCTGTAAAGTCTCAGCGACTAAAACCTCATACTCTTTCATTGCTTAAATTATCTATCCAAATATAACTTCTCTAAATAACACACATTGCATAAGATTACTTGCGGTATAATAATCGCTATTTTCACTAACAAGATCTGCATAGTCTTGAGGACATTCTTCTATGAATTTCTTTAATCCAACTTCCATATCTTCAAGAGAAAATTCCTTTATTGTAGGCTCTTCTTCATCTTCGTAGATAAATGCAGCGACCATACCACCACCAAGTAAAATGTCTGCCCATTTTTCTTCTACACAATCACTCTCCTGTTTAATCAAGTGTTCAAATCGTTTAGGGCGCTTAATTGCAAGCCAATCACTCCCATAGGTTGCGGTAGAAAAAATATCAACCAAATTATCTTTGTTTAACTCGTATTTCATTGCTCTTTTATTTTATTTATTGGCAGGAATTTCACCTGCCAATTATTTTGTTAATATATATAGTCTGGAATAAACATTGATAAGAAAGTATTACTTCCTTTAAGGGTCAAATGTGAACTATCCCAATTAGGAAGATCATCAATAAATTCATATACACATTCTTCACGCATTTTGATTTCGAACTCAGAACACTTTTTCATTTCGCAATCATTAGGAGCGTTCTGGAAAGCTTCCTCATAATCCTCTACTTCATCATTGTAAGGAACATCATACATTGGAATAAGTCTCACTGCTATTCTCATAAGATCTTGAAAGTCTTCTCCTGTTGTATATCCTTTCATGTAATCTTCAAAGCCTTTTGAAAGGAAACTTTTAACGAACTCAACTCTTTCTAAAAATTCTGATTTTTTCATTGCTCTTATAATTTAAA